AACTTCGTGAACTGTTTCTAATGATTAAGAACCTTTTCAGTGTCATCTGGACTAAACCTTAATCAAGTAGGATTTTCACTGGTTTTTTACGAGGTCGAATCCTCAAGCACTCGGTAATTTTCAATTACAAGGGTATTATACAAAAAAACGCACCTACCTGTCAACTAAAATAATAAAAAAATTATACTTTTTTTTCTATGGTGATAAGTGGTATAAATACATATATGGCAGGATTATTTGATAAGTTAGAAAGAGAAGCCTTTAGAGGTGGAATCCAAGCAAGGACTAAAGAATCCATGAGATGGTTTAGGACTCGTGTATCTCAAATAAAAAGTGTTAATAGAACACAGTTAATGAAGGATGCAAGAAATAGGAAAAGATTTATATTTGGTGATATGTATATGATGATGTATGACCCAAAACATAAAAGAACCTTACCTTACTATGATAGATTCCCTCTAGTAATACCTATAGAACCAGCAAAAGGTGGATTCTTAGGATTAAATTTACATTACTTACCACAAACATTAAGAGCCCAATTCTTAGACCAACTATACGATAGAGTCTCAGACCAAAACTTTGATGAAAAAACTAGATTTAATGTTTCATATAAATTACTTAAGGGTCTTAGTGGTAAACCTTTCTTTAGACCATGTGTAAAACATTACTTATCAAGTCAAATAAGGAGTAATTTTGCAATCGTAGATTCAGCAGATTGGGAAATTGCAATATTTTTACCAACAGAATCATTCAAAAAATCCTCAATGGATGATGTTTGGAAAGAAAGTAGGAAGAAAATAGCAGGATGAAAATAGATAGATTTAAAGCAAATATTGATAATTTACAACGAAGTAATAGATATAATATATCATTTTATGGTACTGGAAAGAATACTACTGGTATTTCTATTAGAGGATTGAGATGTGAAACTGCAACTGTACCAGGCCGAGGATTCTTTACTAACGAAGATTCTGAGTATGGGCCTAAAAGAGCAATTCCACATAAACCACAATATGATGCATTTGACTGTTCATTCTATATGACTAACGATATGGAAGATAGAGAATTAATAGAGGGGTGGCAAGCAAGTGTTAATGGTATGAGAAGTGGTGGATTTCACAGTAGATTTCATGATGATTATGTGGGTATCATACTATTAGAAATGTTAGACAGTCGAGATTTGGTCAATTATCGTTGTGTGATGACCGATGCATTTCCACTGCAATTAAGTGTAGTAAACCTAGGATATGCAAACACAGACATGACAAAATTTAACGCACAATTTAGATTTAGATACTGGACAAGTGAATTTGTTAATTCACTGCAATCTAATCTAATAACAGGATATCTGGATAAATACTTAACAAAAGTTGGAGCAGATGTAAGAGGTAAACTCGAAGATGCAATCTTCGGATAATGAAATAGGAGTATATTATGGCATTACCTAAAGTAAATACTGTAGAGTATTTCTGTAAACTACCTGTAGCTGGTGATGAGGTAAAATACCGACCTTTCTCTGTAGGAGAACAAAAGGTATTACTTCAAGCACTAGAAGATGGAGAAACTAAAACAATTGCAAACATTGTTGTTAATTTAGTTGATTCATGTTGTAGTTTTACAGAATCAAGTGACAGTATAAGGAAACTTTCTAATACAGATTTAGAATACTTATTTTTACAAATTCGTATTAAGTCTGTAGGTGAGACAACCACAGTTGTACTTGGTTGTATTCAAGATGGTTGTGATGGACAAACTAATGTTGATGTAGATTTAACTACCATTGATGTAGTAGGAGAAGTAGGAGATAATAAAGTTATGATAACCGATGATGTTGGTGTCACACTTAAAGTTCCTAATTTTAACGAAATACAAAATATGGTTAGTGATTTAACTACAATAGGAACTAAAGAATTGTTTGAAGTCATAGGACAATCAATTGAATCAATATTTGATGCAGAGGAAGTTCATAGTAGAGGAGACTTTACTACAGAAGAAGTCACTAATTTTATTAATGAGTTATCGTCAGAACAATTTAATAAGATTATGGGATGGTTTAATGACCTACCTAAAATGCAAAAAGATGTAAATTTTGATTGCAGTAAATGTGGACATAAGAATACAACGAGGTTAGAAGGAATTCAGAATTTTTTCGTGTAGCCCTTTCTCATGAATCACTTGCAAATTATTTACAGACAAATTTTGGTTTAATCCAACATCATGGTTGGTCACTAAACGAACTGGATGGTATGCATCCATGGGAAAGGGAAATATATGTTTCCCTACTATTAGCTCATCTTGAAGAAGAAGAGTTAAAGATGAAACAAGCTCAAAATAGGAGATAGGAGAGTATTATGAGTGATAGAGATAAATTTAGTGGTGACATGAGCCGTAATGAGGTTGAAATTGACCTCAGTAAATTTATGGAGATGGTGACCGAAAACAATGAATTAAAACAAAAAATCTTTGAACTGGAACATGATGACAAGAAAAATCCATGGCAAAAGTGGATATTTCTTGCAAGAGCAGTAGATAGTTGGAGAATATGGCCTCGTGCATTCTTAAGTGTGTACATATTCTTAATTTACTTTGTAGTAATGTGGTTTATAGGATTAGAGGCACCAACAATGGAACAATCTGGTCTTATCAGTATTTTAGTTGGAGCAGGTGCAGCTTGGTTTGGACTATATGTTAATAGTGCAGCTAAAGAACACGATTCAAATAACAATAGTAAATAAATAGTATTATGGCAGAAGAACCTAAAGAAGTAAACGCTGGGTTGGAAAAAATCTTCATGAATCGTATCGTGAAGCAAATAAAAGAATCCAATGAAGAAAATACATTGACCCTTGCAGAAAAGATTGAGACTGCAATGGAAGGTATTTCTAATTTAAATGTTGCAGACAGCAATAAATTAACCATGGCTACTAAGACTCAAGGTTCAATGGTCAAAGAATCAATAGATGAATTTATAAATGAAAGTGGGATTGCAAATCTTACTAAAAATATAGACATTTTAGAATCAGACATATCTGAAATGAAATCCACATTAGAAAAGAATGGTCAAGATACCAATGTATCTGCAATCAAAGAACTAGAGGAACAGAAAAAACAACTAGAAGAAATTCGTCAATATGGTAGAGTTCTAGGTAATTTTGAAAGAGGTTTTGTTAAGTTTGCTGGTGGAACTTTTGAGGATATGAAAAAATCTATTGAAGAAGGTGGTGACAGAACTGCAGCTGGTATTGCAAAAGGATTTGGTAATGACCTTAGAGGTGACTTTGATAAACTACTAGGTTTCTTTGGCCCTGCTGTTGGTATCTTACAACAAATACCTTTTTTAGGTACTATTTTTAATGTAATTAAAAATTCTGTATTATCAATTCTAACTAGAATGGCATTAGGATTGAAAAGACAACTATTCTTTGAAAGTAAAGAGGATGCAAGAGAAGCTAGAAGTGTCAAAGTAGATACTGCAAACTATCGATTAAATTTCTTAAGAGAAAAAAGAGATGAGATAAGATTTAGACAAGAACAAAAAGATAGACTTGCAAGAAAAAGTGGAGTTGGTACTGCACTAGGTGCTGGTGATGTCACTAATAAAGAAGATGAATCAAACTTTAAACTTGGTGTATTAGTTCCATTTTTAACCCTTGCAAATATGTTTGGTGTTGGAATAGGTAAAGGATTATCTGCAATTGGTGGTGGTTTTGCAATATTAGGACGAGGTTTAGCAAAAGCATCTAAAGGTATTGCAATAGGTGGTCTTGCACTAGGTCTTGGTCTGTCTGGTATTTTTGGTGCATTTGCATTAGGTGATAAGATAGGTGCATTCGATGGAATGCAAGAATTCAACAAAATTAACATGGGAAGACTTTTATTTGGTCTAGGTGGTCTTTCTGCAATAATACTTGCAATAGGTGGTCTTGCAATACTAGCAGGGCCTGCAATGGGATTTGCAGCTGTAGGATTAGCATTAGTTATGGGTTCTATGGTTGGAATGGGAGCTTCTTTAGGTATGTTTGCAGATTCTATAAAACCTTTTGAGTCTATGGATACTCTAGCAATAATGGCAAATATTAGAGACCTAGCATCTGTTAGTTCAGAAATTGGTACTTTACTTAAAACATCTGCTGGTAGTTTCTTTGGAAATTTAGGAGTTTCTATAACAGGTCATCCTCTTGCAATGTTATCTGAGGCACTTAAAGGATATGATGATGATATGACTCAATCTATTGGAAATCTACACAGACTAAAAGGTGCATTAAGAGACTTTGAAATACCACAAACTACTGCTGGTCAAGCAATTGCAGACTTTTTTGGAGTTGGTGGTGTTGACCAAATTGAAAATCTTGCACAAATAAAAGTAAACGAAGGTATTGGAGACGAAATAAGTAAACTTGGTGAAGGTGTAGAATTAATAGCAAATGCATTAGGTGGTCTTGACAGTGCAAAAGTAAAATTACTTGGTGAACTAAAAGATAATCTTAGAGGAATGAATTCTATTAATTTAAACTTTAATGCATCTGGACAAATGAATGATATTAGTCCATCACCTACTGGTGCAAACATGAATCAACAACCTATCGTACTACAACAAATGTCTAGTCCTGTTCAAAATATTCAGAATGTTAGACAGAATTATACTGCATCTGGTTCGAATATGGGTAAACATTCTTCATTACACTATCCAAGTCTAGGATAATCCCAAATCTTTACCCCAAGGCCCTTCATAATTAGGTGAAGGATACTTATCTTTTCTTTTGTACTTAGTTTTATCTCGATGGACTTGAGACTGTCCATGTTTAGGTGTCACCTTGCGTGACTTAACCTTTGGTTCTTTCTTACCAAATACCTTTTCCCAGTTATCTTGAAACTTTTTATCACTGACCACTGTAGGTCTCCTTTTAGAACCTTTTCCCATAATTAATTAGAAGTGTTAAGAGCCCCTCAGTTATCCCGCTCGTTAACATGATATCCTCTGCCGCTGTCGATATCTTACCACGATTATGTACCCAAACCTCGACCATCCTACTTGGTACATACTATGGTGCATGAAACACCATCCCCCTCAATCAATCCTCTAGTGCATAGTATATTTATAATTCAAATTACTTAGGATTGATAATCCTTACACATCATTTGCAAGTTTTTGGAAGTATGAGATTGACTCATCTTCGTCTACATCTGCTGATGCAGTTGTAGGTTCTGCAATTGTTGGTTCTGGACTTGGAAATGCAACATCATCAAAGTCTGATGCAGTTGAAGCTGCAGTTGCAGTTGATGCTGTCATTCCTAAAACTCTATCGAGTTTTTGTTTGAGTTCATCGTAAGATTTAAACTCACTTGGTGCAATCACATCTTGTAATGAATGTTGACTATTCCAGATTGCTTCCAGTCTTGCATCATCATCTGATAATGGTTTTGCTGTTGCAAATTCTGATTTATCATAGTTCCAGTATCCATCTACTTTACGAACTTTGATTTTAAAGTCTGCACCTTCCCACAAATCAAAAGGATTCATTGGTGTTTCATCCTCAAATTGTGGTTGCATTCTGTCTTTCAACATTTCAAAGATTTTCTTCCCATATCTGAATAGGAATACTTTACCTTCGTTTTCTGGATGTGTAGGGTCAGAAACTACAAGAATGTTTGACACATAGTGCAATCTTCTTTTTTGTTTCCTTGCAATATCCTTGTTGGCCTCAATACCAGTGTTCCATAATTCAGTATTATGTTCTGATACTGGGTCTTTTTGATTAAGAGTAGTCAATGACTTCTCTATATACCATCCACCTGGCCCTTGAAAACCATGGTCGAAGTATTGTACCCAAGGCATATCTTCACCTTGAGATGCTGGTAAAAATCTTACAACTGCATAACCATTACCAGTCTTATCTAAATCGATTTTCCAGTATCGGTCATCATTGTAGGATTTTGTTTCTGAACCACCAGAAGTAGTTTCTAGTGTTTTTTGTAAGGTGTCGAATCCACCTCTAGATTTTTTTAAGTCTTGAAATGACATAATTATATCCTCGTATTAGCATTGTATTGCATTTTATTATTATTATATTAAACTAAGTAATCTTCTAATGGAGATACACTTAATTCATCCTTCATTATATAATAGTCTATGTTTGGAAATGTGTCAACTAAAATTTTTAGTTGGTCTGTCTGGGATATCCAACCTTGGTCACCAGTCTCAACAAGTCTGTTGTTCTCTGGGTCGTCTTCTGTCCCATAACATTTAGTTCCAGCATAGATATTATTATATTTAGTCGAATCGTAATTCCAAATAGAATCAAATCCAACAAAAACTACATTATTGTAGTCGTGGTTCATTGATGCCATTGCAGCTGCAGTAGTACCAGCAAACCAATTCTCAAATATGTGGTAGTCATGTTCTGGGCCACATACTTTTGAAATCTTATAGTCATCCTCTATCCCTATTGCTTGCATTTCTAGGATACCAACATTACCATTACCCTTTCCATGCATAGTCACTTTAGAATGACTTGGGTCTATCCATTCTCTCACTGGTACACCCATTGTTTCTTTTATTACATTATACTCTTCAAATCCTAGTGGGTCATTCCACTCACCAGAAAAATAACATTTATTGTATTTTGGATATTTTGATTCACAACATTCACCCATAATACTAACATCTACAATTGTGAGGTAGTCTGGAGTATAGTCTCTAAACAGTGCATTACATCCCCATACATCCCCGCCAAGGACATCTAAGTCCAATCCTTGTCTAGATGTTCCATTACCTATAATATATGCTGTATGACCACCATCTAGGTTCAGATATGAGTACATATCTGGTCTTAATTCTTCTGCTACCATTGCATCAACTGTCATATATTTCTAATATTTTTTCTCTTAGTTTCTTATTATTGTATCCAATAAATCCTTGAGTCTTTTGTATCCTTCTTTGTAATTCTGGCCAAACATACTTTTCAGTTATGTTTACGCTGGAACTCCATCGTATGAGGGAATCGAGTAATACTCCAGTGGCAAAGGATATGGACTTGGATAAAATAGAGGAGACAATGATAGGATGACTAGAGCTATCAGTACTAAATAAATTGTCCAATACTCCTTCAAGTGAGTTAAGATATCTGATATCTTTCTCAAAACAGTAGAGTAAAGATTGGTTGTATTTTTTCCATTCTGTGTAGTTTTCTTTTGCTTCTTCACCAAATAAATCTCCTATCCAATAGTCTTTGTACATAAAGTTTGCAATGTAAAAGTCTTTAAGGTTTTCTCCATGTTGTTTTCGTAATTTAGAAAACTGGAACTTATCAGACCTTTTGAGATAACTCTCAAATGATGCACTAACTTTACCATTATACTTGTTAAAATCATAATCTGAATTGTAATGTAATTTTATTCCAAGATACAATTGATATGATTCATACCCAAATTTTGCATCCACAAATTAATTCCTATGTGTTCTTTTATAATGTTCTAATGCTTGTTCTTCACGAATCTTATCTATTTTAATTTTTCTTTTCCATGCATTGATTCGTTTTTGTCTTCTTGCAGATGGTTTTTCATAGTATTGTCTTTCACGAACTTCTGCAACAATACCATCCCTTTCACATTTCTTTTTAAATCTTCTCATTAAGACATCAAATGGTGGTGGCCCAGATGGTTTTCTTGGTTTTCTTCCCCATTCTTTTTGTCTTTGTGGTCTTCGATTATAATGTTTCATATTGGTAATTTACCTTTTCCTCGTTTTGTATTTGGTTTTAACATATTAAATGATACTGCATCCCTTTCTATCTTTTCTTTCAAAGGTGGAGTAATCAAATTCTTAACTGATTCTGGGTCTAAATGTTCTACTTCACAATAATAAACTATTGCATCAATGTAGTTTAATCCTTTCTCAAGTACAACTTTTTCGATTGCCTCTGCAAATCTCTTTTTAGTGAGTATCATGCTTCCTTATCGATATCCCATCTAATCCTTTTTTCATAGTTTGGTCTCTTTAATCTTGAGTCCATTTTGTCTATTCTTTGTTGTGTTCTGTATGATGCAACCCAATTACCACCACTTCTTTCTGCTTCTTTAAAGATGTAATTAGTAATCATGATTGGTATTAATACTGCCATGTGAATTATAATTGACCAAACGATACTATATCCTATCCAGTTCATCCAGTGCAGTGCAACTACACCAAAATAACAAGACCACATTATGAATAATGCAAGGGTAAAGTATGATTGAATTGAAGGGTCATGTATGTGTCTTAAAGGATTGTATCGATTGTCCATTACAACTCTCCAACAATCAATAACAAAAAACACTAGTCTTTTTAAAATATCCATAATATAATTATACTACCAAACTCTATATTGTCAAGTCAATTCTGGTGGATTATTATGTTTTCTATGTGAAAC